TCAGGGTTGAACTTGACCATCTCAACGGAGCCGCCCACGCCGATGATGCGGGCGATGCGCTGCGTGTCGTAAATCTTGGGGATCATGTCTACGAGTTGGCGCGTGACATGCCGGATCGCGCGGGCGAGGTTATCGACGTAGTGGTACGTCCCGACGTCGCCCTGCTTCTCGCGGGCCATGATGGCCTTGCCCGACCGCTCGTTGCCCGACATGCCCAGCGAGGCGTCGTACTGGCCCGTGGTAGCCTTGATGTCCTCGCCGGCGCCTGCTTTGGCCTGTAGCAGCCCGCTGGAGGCCATAGGAGGCTGTGCGCGCTGCGGGAGCGGCAACATGCCGCCCAGACCGTCCGTGACGTCGGGGTTGACCTCCAGATACGGCCAGTTGGTCGTGTTGGCGGTCTTCCATTGCTGCTCGTAGCCCTCGAACTGACCGCCGTAGCCGATGAACGGCGCCTTGGGCGCCAGCGCGAGCATCTCGGCTTCCTGGCTGACCCAGTAGTTGTACATGCGCTGCGCGTCTTTGGCGTTGCGCACGAGGCCCGAGATGTAGACCTGACCCTCGACTTCCCACTCGTTGCCGATCACGCGGATGACGGGAATCCACTTGCCGGCCCATTCGCGCTCTTCCAGAACGTCGAAGCCGTTGGTCTTCATCCACATGACCTTCTTGCGGTCAACGTCGCGGCTGCGGATGGGGGCGCCAAACAGCGCCATAAGCTGCTTGTCGCGGGGCGTCTTGGAGAACGCGGTCTGGTTGTCGGGGTAGAGGTGCAGCACGGCGCGTTCGTGCTTGTAGTAGAAGTATTCCGCGATGCGCACGGTGTCTTCGTTGAGCCAAGCCGAGATCGACTCGTTGCCGACCCCTTGCGACATGAGCGTTGAGATAGGTGACGCGTCAGGGAAATTGCGCTCGTACTCGGCCTTGGTCATGTCCTGCGTGATGAAGCACCACTCGGCATCCGCGCCGCAGGGGTCTTGGATGGTGGGGTCCATGTAGACGCTGAATGCGTTGCGGACGCGGCCAATCTTGAGGTCTTGGTCGAAGCTGTCTTCGCTGCAATACTCGGTCAGGATGCGGATGTAGCCTTCGCCGTACGTGACCTGGTTGTCGCAGGCCGTGTCGTAGGCGACGTCGGCGTCCGAGATGTACTCGATGTGCTTGACCACGCCGTCGAGTATCTCGGCGACCTGAATGTCGGCCTTGTCGTCCGCCGGGATGACCTTGCCGCTGGGCCGGTTCTGGCGTTGCTCGTTGGTGACCTGACGCACATGCTGGGGCAGCTTGTTGATCGTCAGGCAGGGCCGTGCGTTGATCGTCTGCCCCTGCACCGACCCGCGCGTCGCCAGAACGTCTGCGGGCCACTGCCACTGGTTGTCGGGCGAGCCGGCCATGAACCGGAGATCGTCCAGTTCGTCCTCGCGGCTGTCCGAGTACGCAGCCATCGCCATCTTGAGGCGGCTGCGCATGACCGCCATCGTGTCGCCCTTGTCCTTATCGGACGGGGCGTTCCCACCGACATTGGCAACTTCGCCTGCCTTCACGATGCCGGTGGGATCAGCCATGTGCTTACTTCTTGCCCTTCTTGGCTGCCTCGCGCTTGACCGCGTACGCAATCGCCACGGCCTGCTTCTGGGGCTTGCCTGCCGCCATTTCGGCCTTCACGTTAGCCCGAAACGCAGGCTTGCTGACCGATTTCTTCAGCGGCATGGCGTTTACACGCAGTGGATGAGCGCGAAGTTGATCACGACTGCTTCAGCCAGCGCACCGCCGGTCATGTTGCGCAGGGTGATCACCGCCGAACCCGTGGTCATGCTCGACACGTAGGTCGTGTAGGCGCCCGACGTACCACCAGCCGAGATGTTGGTGATGATGATGTCGTTGGCCGAGATGAGGTTGTCGTTCAGCGTGAACGACACCGCCGTGTTCGCGGCGAGCGACGCTGCGTTCATGGTGATGCGGCCAGCCGACTTGTTCAGCGTGACGGCAGTGGACTTGTCGGTCGCCTGGGTGACGGTGCCCTGCGCTGCGGACGTATAGCCAAGCTGGTTGTCGGTAAGGATGAAATCCGCTCCGACGATGTCCTGATCCGAATACGCTACGCCGATCGGCTTCGTGTTAGGCATGATTTAGTTTCCCAGCCAAGATGTAGATATACCGGACGGAGAATACGCGCGTCCGCTGGTTCTGTCAACGCGCGGTTCGCGGGCCTCGCGGTGGCCGACCGGGAACGCGAACGTCACGGCGATGGCGTCGGCGGCGTCTGGCGAGGCCAGCCCGCGCGCCTTCATGTCTTTCTTGCTTTCGAGGAACAGCGCGCCCTTGCTGTCGGGCTTGGTCATAGGCCCGATGAGGTCCGATTTCAGCATCCGTTCGTTGGGGACGGACGCCGTCTTGAGCCACTCGCGCATGGCGCCCCACATCTCGGCGCGCTTGTTGCCCCACATCATGGGCTTGGACGCCTTGTTGCCGAAGTTGACGCCGCGTATCTTGTACCGCTGCTCCTTGAGCCGGTCCACGATGCCTGCGCCTAGCCCGCCCTCGTCGATGACGACCATCGCGGGGCTGTAGTCCTCGATCGCCTCGATGACATGCCCGACGACCTCCATCGTGTCGGCGCCGCGGTGCCGGCGTAGCTCGACGATGTCGCGGCCCTGCCGCACGGCGATGACGGTGGCGTCGCTGCCGAAGCGCGCCGGGTCCACGCCGATGACGATCGGCGCGGTGTCGTCCTTGTGCTTGGGCCGCTTCATGGCGTCATCGACGTAGCTGTTGGGGATGAACTGGTCATCGCCCGCGTTGGGGAACTGGCCGTAGACCTCAACGTGCGCTTGGGCCGAATCCGCGCCGTATTCGTCAATAATCTGCTGGTAGACCGCCTTGTCGGTGCCCTCGACGTCGCGTGCATCGACGATTTTGGTGTTCCAGAAGTCCCGTTTTGCGTTGAAACACTCGTAAAAGTACCCCGAATTGCGCCGGGGGTTGGAAAACGCCAGCCAGAAGCGATTTGGCGTGTTTTCGGTAAAAAACCCCGCCGACACCGACCAGATGCTGTCGGGAATGCCGCTCGACTCGTCCAGCACGAGCATGACGCCGTCGTAGTTGTGGACGCCCGCGTACGCGTCGGGGTTCTCTTCGGACCACAGCCGCCCCTCGATGGTCCAGTAGCGGGTGCCTTTCTTGAGGTCGCGCTCGACTAGCTCGGTCAGCCACTTCGCGGGCATGATCCGCGTCGCGGCGACCTCGTACCAGTGGCTGTTGATAGACATCGCCAGCCACTTGGTGATCTCGGCCCATGTCACCGACCGAAGCTGCGCTTCCGAGTTGGCCGACACGATGGTGGTAGACCCGATGCGGGTCGAGATCATCCAGATGACCAGCCAACTGACCAGCGCCGACTTGCCGATACCGCGACCGGATGAGGTCGCCATCCTGAATGTGTCGAAGTCGATCTTGCCGTCGTTCGCCTTGATGTGCCGCGTGAGGTCTTGCAGCACCTCGCGCTGCCATTTGCGCGGCCCAGGGTGATGCTCCAGCGGGGTTCCGCGCTCGCCCCACGGGAACACGTACAGCACGAACTTCAGCGGGTCGTTGGCGAGCGCTGGCGACCACAGCCGCGCCATGAGTTCCATCTCGCCCGAGGCGTCGTAGATCGGCTGCTGCATTACTTTTTCTTGGCGGTCTTGGCGCTGTCCTTGAACGCCTTGGCGGTCGGCGCGCCTTTAGCGCCTGGCGCGCGCATCTTCTCGCCAGACCCGGCGGCGATGCGCTCGCGTTTGGCGTGGATGTTGGCGTACAGTCCTTTGGGCTTGGTCATGGGCATTTCCACCTTTTGAGTGACGCCTTGGCGCGTTCGCCGTCCTTGGCCTTGGCGGCGACTGCCCCCATGCGTGCGCAGAAGCTCGCTTTGCGGCCCTTGTCGGCGTCGGTCTTGGGACTTGGCGCTGGCGCCTTGAGGTTCGACCCGGTGGCGGCGTTGTACTTCGCGCGCCCCTTGGCCGTCAGCCCTGCGCCTTTCGACGCGGGGAGCTTTTCGCCGCGCCCCACGGACAGCGACACAGACTTACCTTTGCTTGCCATCGGGTTTCCTTTTGGTCTTGGCGTACGCCTGCGAATCGGCTTTCATGACTTCGTGCAGAAACTGCTCCCGCGCCAGAGCCGTGTCGGCGTCGGGGTAGCTCGGAAACTTGATGCCTGACCGCGCCGCCATGCGGTACGCCGTTTTGGGTTCCATTACCGTGCCATGCCAATAGCGCGGTAGGATGCGAACGTCGCCGGGGTCGCCCATCGTCATACCCCGAAACGTCGTCAACTCGCCGTTTGGCTCTGTCGCGTACTGGCCCGTGTCGAGGTTGTTCCTATGGTACTGGATGACGTTCATCTCTTCCGGCGTCAGCCCGCTCGGCAGCGGCGTGTAGTAGCTTGGTTGCGGTCGGCTTGCCATCGCTTCGGTCCTCTAACGCGGGCATCTCTTCGTACAGCCCCTCTATAACACGCGTGCGTGCTTTTTCCAGCGCGGCGGTGATGCTGATCTGCTGGTCGATGTTTACGTCAAGCTGCTGCTTCGCCACCCAGCCGTGCTGGTGCTTGAGTATCTCCAGCGCTGCCTTGGCGTCACCCGCCGCCGCAGCGTCGTGCAGCGTCTTACCAGCGCTCCACTCGCCGTCAGCGCGGCCCTTCAGTTCGGCCATCTCGACCAGCGGGTCGAACTCCGCCAGGCGCCGGTACTGGCTCGGCGTCAGGCCGACACGCATGGCGAGGGCGTCGCCCTTAAGGCCATACCGGGCCGCTTCGTAGATGGCTTCCAGCCGCGCCTCAGTCGCGGCGGCGCGATCAGGCGCGAACGGTATGGAGTAGAAGCTCATGGCGGCAGAATACGCCGCAGGGGCGGGTTTGGCAATTTTGAAAATAAAAATAAAATTTTTACGGAATGCGTTTTGCAAAAAATTGTTTGCAGTACCTCCGTCACCGTCACCGCGGCCCGTCGGCCCCCTACCCCCCGGTCTGCGCGCAGCAGCCAGCCGACAGCCGATCGACCATGCCGGGAGCCAAGCGCCATAGGCCAAGCGCCAGGGAAGCGCTGCGCCACGCAATGCCAGCTTGAGGCGGGATCGATCACGCCATTTGGCTTGGGGCCGATTGGCTGTTTAGGTAACCAACCGGCCACTCGCAATCAGTCAACGCGCCAAATGCGGACACCGCGCGTCCCGTTCTCGACAACCTTGCGCCCTGCAAACTTTAGGGTGTGGTCCCGTTTGGTGATTGTGACGGCGGCAAGGTATGGCTTGCACTCGTGTATGGTCCGCCACTCGCCGGGATAGAATACACTATCGCCAGCTTCCATTTCGCGGAACGGGTACATTGAACGGTGGCTGTTGCGCCCTGCATGAACGCGCGCGCTAGGGACCGGAACGCCTTTATCAATCTGCATGGCTTGCTCCTATGTTAAAGCCTATCATACCTTAATGGCCTTTAACAGTTTAGGCAAGCCGCTGCGCAGTCGATAACCACCATATTTATGCGCTACCTAAAACGCCGCCCGGACTGCGCGCGGCAAACTTGGGCGTTTTAGGCTACCTAAAAGCGAATCCAAGTCGCAGCGAGAAGCAAACGCCGCCGCGCCACACTCTCCAGAAACTGTTATACTATATAACTCAAATTTTTTCTTCTTAAGAATAAACATAACTATACCTAGGACGCCCAACAAACCCCAAATCCGCCCGGTTTTACGGGGTTCCGCGCGCCTGGCGCCACTACCTAAAACGGCTCCCTTTTCCGCCCAACGATACCTAACCGTCAAAAACCGTTTGACAGCCCGTGTAAAAAGTGAGAGGGTACGTCACCAACAAGGGAGAATGACACATGGACTTTATCGCCGACATCGCCACGCTCGCCGCCATCAACGCACCCGCCGGTTTCGAAACCGCCGTGTTTCTGTCCCTTGTCGGCGTCTGCCTCAACGCGCCGGTCGTGCTTATCTTCATCGCCGCCAAGATTTTGGACCGCCGCGCATGACCGTCTACATCGCCCACGCTATCGTCTACGCCGCCGGCGCGATCGCCATCGCGTCGATCGTCCACACCATCCGCACCACGGCGCCAGCTGTCCGCAAGCTGCTGCGCCAAGCTGCCGAACGTTGACACTTCAAGAGACGCGCGGACAAGCGCCGCGCGTCATTTGAACTGCCAAGCACCACACGAAAGGAAACGACAATGACCGACACAACCTGCAACGGATGGCGCAACGCCGCAACGTGGACCGTCAACCTGCATTGGGGTGACTATTGGGCCGCACTGGTCGAGGACGGCAACACTGTCACCGCCGAGTCCATGCGCAGCGACGTCGAGGCCGCCGTCGATGAACTGCTGGCACCGCACGGCGAGCGCGGCTTCGCGGCCAACTTCATCTGGGACATGCTCGATCTGAACGCCGTCGATTGGCACGAGATTGCCCGCCACCATGAGCCGATCGACACCTAAGTCAACAAGCCGCGCGGCAATCCCGCCGCGCGGCAAACCTAACAGAGGATAGACCAATGACGAAAGCCGAACGCATCCAAGCCATTATTTGCGATACAGTTGACGCGCATCCTAGCGGCGCGAATTGGCCCGCGATACGCGACGCGGTGGCCTGCAAGTATCAAATTAAAGATTGGGTCCGCGAAGTGCGCAATCCTTTGCAAGGCTTGATCCGTATGAATGTTATCGAGCGCACCAATAGCATATTTGACGAAGTGTATACCTACACCGCGCAAACGCTCGCCATTAAAGCCGATATGGTCTGACCCACACTGCGCGGCAAACCCAAGGGAGATTGACACATGACCTACGAACCTACCGCAGCCGAGATTGCATGGCAGCTTGCCCGCATGGATGAAGGCGCCACTGAAGCGGACGCACGCGCGGCGCTGATCTATGCTGCCGCGGACGACGA